TTTTGCATCAATATCTGTATTTAAATAAGTTCCAACAAACCCGCCACCTTCGACATATGTAATCGCACCGTCATCATTTTCTGGTGTTATAAATGTGCCAACGTCTTTCTTAGGTTTCTTTGAAAGGGTGAATCCAAATATATCGAACGCCATAAAATATTACCTTTACTTAATTATTAAAATGAAGGGGGAGTTAAACTCCCCCTCGTCAAAATTATAAATTAATTCCTACTGATGCTCCGCCAATTTTAATCCTTCCACCAAGACGAATATCAACACCACCGCCATCAGTAGATGCATCCATACCCATACTATCAATAAGAACATAATTGACAGCAAAGGTTGTTTCAAATTCTTGTACTGCATCTGTTGTGTCAGCATCAAGAGTAATTTGTGCAGCCGATATAGGCAATACTTCCATTCGATAAGAACGTAGAATATTATTTTGTCTGTCCAACTGTGAAACAGTTGCAAGACCATATTCTGCTCTTTCATCTGGTTTAAACTCAGAATAGTTAGCTGTATGTGACTGAAGCATATTCATCCACATTTCTATTGCTGAACGATTCTGCCAATTAACATCATTGAGAATCGTTACTGTCCAATCTTCAAATGTTCTGTCACCAGGCACTTGAAGTTTTCGGCCACGATAAGGAACTTCAATTTTTCCAATTGTAGAAGCTGGAATTACAGTTGCTTTACATAGAAAGTCAAGGTCATCAAACCATACTGGCCCAACAATATTAACTCTGAATAAATTAGGTCTTACTCCACCTCTAAATTTTGATGCAAAATCTGAAATATTAGGCATTTTGTTACTCCTTTAATTTATGTATGTATTTATAATACCTTAACCGCCGATTTCTGAAAAAGATACGTCAGTTCTAGCAGCAATAAAGTTAAGTTGAATGAAGTTAATAGACCTTGTTGGCTTAATAAAAATATCACCAACAAAATTATTAGTATCAATAACCTGACCAGTATTATTTGTACTATCACAAATTACCTTAAAGTCAGTAATACCCCTTCGACCTTGAACATTTCTCAAGAAAGGTGTTACAATATTTACAAACTGTGAACGCGTGAACTCGTCATTGAACTCAAACAACATTGATTTAGCAGCAATCGCGATTGCTTTTTCAAGAACGATAAACAATCTACGAACATTGATTCTATCAAATGCACTTGGAACAGATAACATTGTTTTATCACCATATAGAATAACTCCTGAACCTCTTGGAGTAGCCAATGGATTGATACCAAGTTGATACATTACATCTCTATCTGCTGTTGTAGGCTCCCAAGATGTCCTTACAATGTTCTTAATAGTACCTCGGTTAAAACCAGCGGGTGACCACCAAGCATCATTAGTATAATCAGTTCTTGCACAAAGACCAGCAATATCACCGTTCATTGGAACATAACGGAAAACATCATTGTATCTGTCGTATTGATATTTCCATGCACCATCCATTACCGCATAACTTGAAGAACCTAATGCTGTATTATCTATTTCTAATGCAGCAAGTTGTCCATTACCAGCATGAACAACAGAAGCTTTATTAGGTGATACGAGAGCAATACAATCTTTTCTTGTAGATGTAATATTGTCAATAATATATCGACCTGTTACTGTTGATGATGGGCCAGCCATTACTAGACTAACATCCACAACATCTGGATTTTGATACAATACATAAGCAGCTTGTAACTCTGAATCTGTCAGAGCATTACCATCAACACCACCTGTCATTGAACCGCCAGGCATTTTGTGTAATTCGTTTGCACTATCAAATGAACGGAAAGTAGCTCCGAATTTTGTAGTTCCAGGCATCACACCAGAGTTATCAACTATAACAGATGAATCTGCCAATTCACTTGCAGCTCCCAACCAAACATAATCTGATTCATTACGCAAAACAGCTCCAATATAACTAGAAGAACCATCAATACGTCTACCATCCAGAGCTTTACTAATGAAACCATGAGTTTCTATAACTTCGCCAGGCATACCTGTCCATAAACCAAATTCATCAATAACAATAACGTGCATTTCGTCATCAGAACCACCTGCTGTTGCTACATCTGTTGATGTGCCAGGTGCTCTATCAAAACTTGATTTGAATATTTTTTGTAATTTTTCTGCATCTGATCCAGCGGTCATAGTAGCAGCCCATCCATGACCATCAATAGCATGAACCTTCAAACTGTTACCTAGTGCGCCAGGATATTTTGCTACAAACATTTGATCTGTCATAGCACTAACTTTTGAATCATAATCTAAACCATTATGAACTTGTAATGCTGTTCCAGTAGTACCACCGTCACCGACTACTGAATTTCGTGCTGATGTAAGTACGTTTCTTACTATTAATAGGTTGTTAGAGTAACCAAGATAATTTGCAGCTGTTAAAAACCATTCAGCTGTTGTATCGTCTGGTTTACCAAAATATCTTACTAAATCATTTTCGTTTGTAATTGATGTTCTCTCTAAAACAGGGCCCCATTGGAATCCCCCTGCTATAGCACCAATACTTGTAGCTACATTTGGAACAACTGTCGTTAAGTCTCTCTCAGTAACAACAATGCCCGGGCTGACTTGAAATGGCATTTTATTCTCCTTTACAATTAATTACATTTTTTATATTAATATATTTTTCATCAATTGCATAATTTAATTATTCTAAGAAATCGTTTCCCATACTGTCCCATCAGAGCCAACTTCAAACTCTTTTTGATTTAATCCATTATTAATATATCCGAATGGGGTTGTAAAATCTTCAATATTTTGTAATTGATTTTGATATAAGTTATCTCTTATATTTTGATTATTCAAATCTTTAAAATATTGTTGATCTACTAACCATGCGAATAATACCAATGTCATAGCTAAATCATCATGAGCTCCATCGTCTGCTGAAAAGGAATCACCAGAAGAAACAAATGTAGTCAGTTCGGAAATCATGTCGTAATCGGGTATAAGAAGTTTATCCTCCTCTAACAAGGATTTTAAATTTGAACATCCAAGCTTTTTCATAGCTCTTGTAGTTCTTACTCCAAAAGAAGAGTCCTTCTTTACACCGCCACTTAATTGTTGTCCATGTCTACCATACCATGATGTTGAATATAAAAATTCATACTCTAAATCATGGTGAAGAACATCAGCAACTTGTGAACCAATGTCGTTTATCTCTACTAAAATATAAGCATTATTATATCTCTTTCCAACTATATTTATAATATTCGGAAAGTGTAGGGGTGCGACATGGTTGTTTTTGTACTTTGCAACGACTTTATAGGGAATTTCTGTGGTATCAAACACACTAAAGGCAGAAAAATCTATCCCTTGACCTCTTGCAACATCAACTGTCATCACATAAGAGGAATTTGGGATTGGCTCCTCATATACATCTAAACTATCTCTTGAAAATAGAGGGTCTTTAAAGGATAACTCTTGTAATTTCTCAGTAGATACTAGAGTATTACTAGAACCTAGAAAATCAGCTTCATACTCTTGTCGGAATGCTTCTTCCCCTATTGTGCTGACAATCTTCTGTCTCCATTCAGCATCACGGCCTGGAACATTAGACCAATGAACTTTGAATGGAAAAAAACTATTATTTCCATTCTCTGCGTCATTCCAGAATTTGTAAAAGAGATTAAAACCGTTTGGAGTAGATACTATAATAACTTTGGTTTCTTTACCAGAAGAAATTGTGGGGTATACTGATTTGATAAACTCTGAGGCAATATGTCTATGAACATGAGCAAATTCATCAAGTAAGATACAAGAAAATGAAAATCCACGAATTGCTGAAGAAGAAGTTGAAGATGCGATTAACTTACTTCCATTCTCCAATTCCATTGAACCTTTATTCCATTCTCTTAAACCTTGCTGAAGAAACTTGGGGAGATGTTGATACGAGGTTTGAATCCTTCCTAATATTTCTCTAGCTGTAATAGCTTTATTAGCAAGTATTCCAATAATTTTATCTTTATTGAAAAGAGCATAATGTAGTATCCAACCGATAGTAGTTGTGGTCTTACCAACCTGTCTACCAGTTTTTACAATAACATTTCTATTATCTGTTATTGTCTCTACTAACTTTTTTTGAAAATCATACATCTTGAAAGGAACAAGGCCTTCGTCAACATGAACAATTTGAACATAATTTTCTAAAAAATAAATTGGGTCATTAGCACATTTGATGTACTCCTCAATTTCATCTTTAGTAAATTGATGTGGAACATCTAAGCCTTTAAGAAGGTTATTACCTAAATATGAATCTGCCATATTACTTTTTCTTTTTCATTTCAAGAAGTTCTTGCAGTTCTTTTGTGCTACCAACAAACAAATTATTTTCGTTTTTCACTGGAGCCTTACTGCCTTCAACTTCCTTTAAAGTTTTTTGTAGAACTAAAAGTTCTTTAGTGGTTGCAGATAACGAATTTATTAATTGAGTTACAACTTCAAACGCTCTTGGTGATTCACCTTCTTTTGCAATAGTTATTAAATCTTCAAGTGCGTCATTACCTTTTTCAATTAAGTTATGGTATTGATCCCTAGAAAAATCATAGTCACTCGTTAAGTCAGTCGTATCAACGGTTACAGACGGTGCTATTTCTTTTTTCTCTGGTACATCAATATCAATAATGTCATCAGCAATTTCTAAAACATCATTTAATTTTTTTATCGTATCTTTCTTCATAAATTATAATTCAGTAGTGGTAGTTGTAAAACCAAAATCATCGCCAGGGTCTGCTGTAAGTGGGTCTGGTTTTACATCAATATTTGTATCTTTTTTATCATTAAAGTTTGCACCAATATTTGCATCAACCTCACGGATGATACCCATATCCTTAGTAGGCCCATAAATATAACCTTGCACTGTAAAAGATAAAGTATGTATTAATGCTCTACGAGTAATCATATCACCTTCGTATGTATCCTCAGTATTCATAGCATTCATTATAATAGGTATATCTCTTTTCACTCCTACTGTAGCCATTTCATTTAAAGTAACATGATACTCAGGTGTAAAATATGGTAAAATCTGTTCTAGTATTTGTGTTCCGTCATCACTGTGTTTAACCATAATAGATAAATCAATATCAAAGTTATACGGCACAGGTGTATAAATAGTAGATAGTTTTGTTTCATCAGTTTCTTTAACTTCTCTAATTCTTTTTGTCGTTTGTAATTTTCGTGTTGGGTCGTATACCATTGTTACAATTTCAAATGACATTCTTGGTAATGACATTCTCTGTACCGAACTTGTTAAATCAGTAGTTGGATAATAACCAGAATCGCCCTTACTCTGACCCATTTGCCCCTGTTCTATTATTGTCATGTATTTTTCTGCTGGGCCATATGCAATAGGAACTTTAAAATGTTTATCTACAGTGCCATCAGATTTTACCCTCTTAACTGTAATATCATTAAATACTGTTCCGAACAATATAATTATATTTCTTATATTTTTATTGTAAAAATGTTTTCCAAACATTATAAGTCTCCCTCGCTCCACGGATCAATTTCACTGAAATCAAGAATATTATCTCCCTCGACTTCATAAGCATCATTATCTGAATAGGTAGTATTATCACTGGCTTGTTCATTAACCGTTTGAACATTTCTCTCTATTTGTGCATCACGTTCTGCTGTACCAATAATATTAATATTAGTAGCAAATGTTCCTGATACATTATATATGGTTAAAATTTGTGTAGAAGAATTAAAACCAGCAACCATTCCTTGCGCCGTTGCCGTTGTTAAAGAATCTCCCTGATATACCACCTCATCTTCTTTTAGTTTATCAATTCCTGCATCTATTTTTAGTTTAATAGATGCTGCATTTTCCCTTTCAAATTTATCAAATATATCTCCACTCTGACCTGATGGAACTTCAAATCTTTCTTCACTAAATACAAATTTCTCACAAGTCATTTCATACAATGTATTTTTACCTAAAGTATAAAATGGTTTTTCATCCTCAACAAATTTAATTTCAAAAATATTTCCATCCAAAGGAAGATATATTAAGTCTCCCTCTCTTGGAGCATTCATTCCAGTTTCTATAAAAAATCTTTCTTTATTTACAACCATATTTATTTCATCAAGAATATCCAAACCAAACTTGGTAGTTACATCTCCACCACCACCAAATCCTTCTGGTGTGGTGATAAACATTTCTATATCAACCGCTGATTCAAACTTTGACATAGAATCCTCACCTAACAAGTCATCTTTTTTTACTACAGTTCTTGGTAGATACAAAACATCCTGTCCGCTCATTTGTATTACTTCTTTTGATAAATCATTAAGTAATTGCTGTTGCGGGAATGAATTATAATTTTTAAAATAATTATTAGTTGTCATATTAACCTACATATCCGTCAGCTGGTAATTCGTATTTAAGACTCATTTGTTCTTCTATTAGTCTTATTTCTTCAACAGCTTCATCATAGATAGTTTTACCATCAAGAGTAATTCCACCAGGCAATTGGACACCTGTAAATTTCTTTAAGTTTTCACCCCATTGTCTTTTTATTAATGCAGTAGTATATTTTTTCAAAAACATATCATTATATACTTCATTATATGTTGCAGGATTAAGTGCTTGATATGCTTCAATAATTAAAACATTTCCTACTATAAACTTAGTAGACCAATCCGTTTCTAAATAAACTCGATTTTGTTTTCTATTAAACATCATAGTTGGTGCTATAGCAAATAACTCCTCAACCAAAGAAAAATTCTGCTGTGTCATTTCCCATTGAATCAAAGAAGAACCAGAAAATGTATTTAAATCATTCAATCTCAGCTGATACTCCTCATTGAAGAAACCACCTTGAAATGAATCAAAACTAGGAACAGGTAAAACTCTAACAACACTAATAATAGGATCAGCAGCTGGTATATATTCATTAGTAATATCTTCTGCTGTAATAATATGTTTTGTAAATACTTTCTCAACACCATCAAAATGATATTCTTGAAAATATTCCAAAGCGTCATCAACCCTTTCTTCGAGCTGATCTTCATCTATATTAATTTCTACAACAGGTTGTCCTAATCGTCTTAAACAATAATCTATCAACCCTTGTCTTGTAGTTACGGCTGCCATACTATTATCCTCTTTATTGTGGGGTTATTCCCATAGTTTCAATTTGCTTCAAAATATTTTCTTTATCCTCTTGTACAATCTGTACTCTTGCTTCTAGTTGTACAATAACACCATTTGCTTCATTAACTTTTTGTTGTAGAATAGTGATAATTTTTTGTGCATAATTAAGTTGATTCTGTATTTGTTCCACTGTTACTTCTGGATTAACAGGTGTTGGTTGAGCTAATGGTATTTTAGCTGGTGCTGGTGCTGGTTT